GGAACTGGCTTTATGTTAATTAAGCGCAAGGTATTTGAGGCATTAAAAGACAAAGTACCCAGCTACACCAATGATATGTATCACGCAGTCGATGTAGTCCGTAAGGTTAAGATCATTAAAGAATTCTTTGCTACCAGCATTGATGAAGAATCTAACCGTTTATTGTCCGAAGACTACCACTTCTGCAAGATTTCAAGGTTAGCTGGATTTAAAGTTTTCTGTGCGCCTTGGGCTAGCTTTAGTCATACAGGTTCTTACAACTTTAGTGGCACACTTCCAAGATCAGAATGACAAAATATAGTTGGTCTTACTCCTCGCTTTCTCTTTTTAAACAATGCCCGCATAAGTATTACCGCCTACGCATTAAGAAAGATATAGTAGAGCCCGCCACGGAGCATTTGAGTTATGGGCTGGAGGTGCATAAAGCCGCTGAGGAGTTTATTAGGGACAATAAAGAATTACCTGAAAAATATGCCTTTATACGTGAGCCACTTGAGCTACTCCGTAGCCTCGACGGTAAACATCTTTGTGAATACCGCATGGGACTTACCCGGGACCTAGAGCCTTGTGAGTTTTTTGATAAAGATGTATGGTGGCGTGGGGTTGCGGACTTGATTATTATAAATGGGGACAAGGCATATGTAGTGGACTACAAGACTGGCAAATCTGCTAAGTATGCAGATACCAAGCAGTTAGAGTTACTATCATTAGCTCTTTTCAAGCACTTTCCCGAAGTTAAAAAAGTAAAGGGTGGCTTGCTTTTTGTAGTAGCTAATGACTTTGTTAAGGCTGATTATGAGGCGGCTAATGAAAGCACCCATTGGCTACGTTGGATTGAGGACACTAATAGGCTAGAAAAGTCCATAGAATTAAATGTTTGGAATCCTAAACCTAACTTTAGTTGCTCTAAATGGTGCGCTGTAAAAGATTGTGTCCACAACGGCAAGGGAAGTTACAGGTAAAATACAGAAAAGGAGGCTATTATGCCAAAGAAAAGAAACTATAAACAAGCCGCAGAATATGAAGACACACCTGAACAGGTTAAAAATCGTATGGAGCGCAACAAAGCCCGCTATAAGTTATTGAAAGAAGGCAAAGTTCATAAAGGTGATGGTAAAGATGTGGCTCACATTAAAGCGGCGGACAAAGGCGGCACTATTAAAGACGGCGTTAAAGTTGAAAGTGCTAGTACAAATCGTTCTTTTAAAAGAGATGCAAAACGCAATTTAATTTCTGAAATAAGTAGACGCGAACGTAAGAAGTGATATAATTTTTGTAACTTGTATGTAAGGGGCGAGTGCATACAAGCTAGGTTATAGGTTAACCCTCTGAACAACCCCCCCAGTTAGTGTTCGATAGCTATAGACCTCACTCTACGGCACTGTCGGATGAACTAACCGATTGACTCCCGTAAGGAGTCACTTAAAAAGAATCAAAACATCAGTTTTGGTCGATAAGCTATTGGAGAGTGCGATGGAAACCGAAGCAGAAGCATCAAAAGAATTGATTAAATTCTTTAACCAACAGGGTTGGGAGTTTAGAAAAGAATGGCCTACAAAATCAGGTAAAGCAATAGATTATTTAGTTAAAGCCCCACACGATGGGGGTCATATATTTTTTGGAGTAGAGTGCAAAAAAGATTTAAACCAGCAAACAAAGGCTACCGTACTTGCTAATTATTTAGAACAAGCTAGTGCATATTCGAAAGATTTAAATATGCCTGTATTTTTAGCTCCTGTAATTTCTATAGGGAACAATGGGTTTACCACAGGCGGGGCAAATCTAGATGCCCTAGACGCTCTTACTATTTTTGGGGGCAGAATGAATGTAGGGATATTGGTAAGAGAAAATTATAATTGGTATACAGCTATAGGGCACTCACATAGATGGTTTATGGTTATGAGAGGCGCTAAGTTTTGGGATGGGCATAGAGGATTTAATCAAGATAAGCTTAATTTAGTATGCTCGACGGGTTCCGCAAAAGAAAGAATACCTTTAAAAGTATGGAGAACTCAGTGCAAATAATAGACGGTAAGGCATTATTACTTAGAGTTAAAGAGCCAAATAGAATAACTTCGGTTATCCCTAAAAGTAAAGTATTAGATTCAGGTGAAGTGCTGGTGAACTGGGGGCTGGAAGAAGCACAAGTATTAAAAAATCTACGCATTAAAGATGTGCCTTCTCCTATTGAAGCTAAATACGATTGGCCCGGAATTTATAAACCATTTGACCACCAAAAAACTACGTCTGCGTTCCTAACTTTACATCGTAGAGCCTTTTGTTTTAACGAGCAGGGTACTGGCAAGACAGGTAGTGTTATATGGGCGGCAGACTACCTAATGAATTTAGGATTAATAAAGCGGGTACTAGTGTTATGCCCATTATCTATCTTGCAATCCGCTTGGGAGAACGATCTATTTAGGTTTGCTATGCATCGTACTTGTGCTATTGCACATAGCTATTCAAAAGAAAAGCGCCTAGATGCTGTTAATAGCAGTGCAGAATTTGTTATATGTAACTATGAGGGGCTGGATATTATTAAAGAAGCCGTACACCAGTTTGACCTTATAGTTATTGATGAAGCGAATGCCTATAAGAACGTAGCTACAAGAAGATGGAAAGCCCTTAACTCCGTGATTAAACCTGAAATGTGGGTATGGATGCTTACAGGAACTCCAGCTTCTCAGTCTCCAACCGATGCATACGGGCTAGCAAAAATAATTAACCCTTCAGGAGTGCCTAGATTTTATGGGGCTTTTAGAGATTTAGTAATGCTTAAGATTACGCAGTTTAAATGGATACCCAAACCCACTTCTGAAAACATAGTACATGAAGCGCTACAACCAGCAATAAGATTTACCAAAGAAGAATGCCTTGATTTACCTGAAATGACATACACAGTACGAGATGTGCCTTTAAGTTCACAACAATTAAAGTATTACGAGATCATACGCAAGAACATGATGGTCGTAGCGGCGGGAGAAGAAATAACAACCGTCAATGCTGCCGCAAATTTAAATAAACTTCTACAGCTTTCATGCGGTGCGGTCTACTCGGATAGTGGAGAAGTCGTAGCTTTTGATGCAGGTAGCCGTATGTCAGCATTGCTTGAAGTAATAGAGGAAGCAAGCCATAAAGTAATTATTTTTGCGCCGTTCAGACATGCCATAGATATTATTTTAGAGGAACTCAAAAAGCAGGGTATACCCGCAGAAGCCATACATGGTGGTGTACCAGTTAATAAAAGAACTAGCATATTTAATGACTTTCAAACAGAGGATAAACCCCAAGTATTAGTTATTCAACCACAAGCCGCCGCACATGGAGTTACATTACATGCCGCTAACGTCGTTGTATGGTGGGGGCCTATTACTTCAATTGAAACTTACCTACAAGCTAATGCTCGTGTGCATCGTGCTGGGCAACGCAACCCCTGTACTGTTGTTCATCTGCAAGGAAGCCCTGTTGAAAAAAGAATCTATAAGATGTTGTCAGAGAAAGTTGATATACATAATAGGCTAATAGACCTATATAAAAATATTATTGAAGAGACTTGACAAAGTAAAATAGTAGTAGTAAATTATAGTTATAAATAAAAGGAGAGTGCAATGAGTGAAGAATTAAACGCCGATAGGCTAACAAAGATTTATGTAAAGATTCGCGAGAAACGTAGAGAACTTAAAAAGCAAGACGAAGCATTAGAAGAACAGATAAATGTAATTGCATCTGAACTGCTTGATATTTGCAAACAACAAGGTTCTAGTTTAATACGTACCCCGCACGGAACAATATCTAGACGTACTACCAAAAGATACTGGACTGCGGACTGGCATTCTTTTTTTGAATTCATTAAGGAACACGACGCATTTGCATTAATGCACCAACGTATTAATACTGCAAATATGGAACAGTTTCTTGAAGAAAACCCCGACTTGCATCCGCCGGGGCTAAATGCGGATCAAACTCAAACTGTTGTAATTGTTAAAAAATAGGAGAAGTGCAAAATGAGTAATGAATTAGCGATGTTGGGACAAGGGTTACCTTCTTACTTGAAGGAACTTCAGCTTGATGCTACTACTAAATCCCTTATGGGTAGCGGTGGTACAGGCGGTATTAAACGTATCTCCATTAGGGGTGGAGTCTGGCGCATGATGGTCAGCGGTAAAGAAGTTGCAAAAAATGAAGATCGTACTATGAATGTTGTAATCGTAGCCGCATCTCCAAAAGTATCTCGTACATTCTATGCATCTAGCTATCAAGAGGGTGAGATTAAAGCCCCAGATTGCTGGTCGGCAGATGGAGAAGTACCTGATGCAAAAGCTTCTGATCCACAGTCCAAGCGGTGTATTGACTGCCCACAAAATGCAAAGGGTTCAGGACAGGGCGATAGCCGTGCATGTCGGTATAGCCAGCGGTTAGCAGTTACCTTAGCAAATGATATTGGTGGTGAAGTTATGCAGTTAACTCTTCCTGCCTCGTCAATCTTTGGTGCTGGTGAGCCCGGTAAATGGCCTTTACAAACTTATGCCAAGATGATTGGTAGCAAGGGAGTTCCAATTACGGCGGTTGTAACTGAGATGCGTTTTGATACTGATAGCGCTACGCCTAAGTTGACCTTTAAGCCAGTCCGTGTTTTAGATTCCGATGAGCATAATACTGCAATTAGTCAAGGTAAAACACCCGCCGCAATTAAAGCAGTTACTATGACCGTATCGGAAGCTGATAGCACTCCAAGGTTAGAAGCAAAAGCTAAAATCGTAGACCCTGAAGAAGTACTCAAGGTTGAGAAAGAAGCTGAATCACTAGTAGAACCTACCAAACGGGCTTCTAAGAAAGAAGAAGCACCGGCACCTAAGAAAGACTTATCTAAAATTCTTAGCGAGTGGGACGATGCATAATGCCAAAAGGATACTCAATCTCAATGGCGGAGGGTATAAAAGCCGCCGACCAAAAACTGATTGGTGTTCAACTAGGTAGGGTTTGTCTTAATAAGGATATACCCGTATCTGATGTTGCTGACTTCTTTAAAGTTAGTAGAATGACTGTCTATTCGTGGTTTAGTGGGAAGTCAGTAGTATCAGGTAAGTATGCAGAAAAGATGCAAAAACTAGTTGACAAAATTAGATAACAAGTAACGAGGGGGCTAGGTTAGCTACCGAAGAGGGTGTATGCCGCAACACCCCTGCCCACCTTTTTTATAAAAATACGCGGCTAACCAAGGACGGCTATGCTTTCGAGGACAGAGTTTTTATCTTTAGTATTACCACCCCTACAAACAGGGGAAAATTATTGTGTGTTTGGGATTAAAGTAGTAGATGAAAAAGATGTTGTAAATCAAAGATTTGTAAAAACCGTAGAAGATATAAGTACCCGTTCCGATGAGTTAATGTCTGAAGGATATAACGTGTTCTTCGGTATGGCTAAGTTTGGTGATGCAAAAGAAGGTAGAACTGCTACCAATGCAATAGCTTTAAAGTCGTTCTTTATTGATT